AATCTGTTATAGATAACATTGTCATAGTCCATTTCGAACCCAACAGAAAGACCCATAACAGATCCGTCTTTCATGTGAGCGTATGCAATTTTGGCTTGCGGATCTTCCAGAGTTAATTTACCACGGCCCCACAAACCTTTATCGTCTGATTTTAATTCTGTGAATTTGCCAATAGGCTTTGTGCGGTCATGTGACCACAATACCGGGATAACTTCTCCGGCATTAAAACGCTCAATAGATTTATCCCATGCTCCAGGCATAAAATATGTGCCGTAACTATCCACATCATCATAAGTTGACAGATAGCCTTCAAAAATTCCCTCATCGTTTACCGATGCACGAAAATTTAGATCTCTTTTCTGAAATTCTTTAGCCATAATTGCAAAAATCCTATTCTACATATCACACATTATAACATTATTCAATCCATATCAAAATTTTTATGTGTGATACTAATCACATAATTAAACATTATCGCCGTTTTCTGTCGCTTTTTCTGTACTTTCTTCCGGTTGTTCTAAATTTGGATTGATAATTTTACCGTCTTGGTCCATATATGCAGTATTAAGTGGCAGTTTTCTAATATCGCCGCCGATACAAGTATTCATTCCTAGCATTTCCAGGGCGTTATTTATCGTAATAACTCCACTATCAAGCAAAGATTTCACATAATTAACTTGCGATGTACTATCGCCCCTTAACAGTGAAGTTAAATCAAATTTGAATTTGAGTTTGTGCTGTTTATCTGATGGAATAAGCTGTTTATTTAATCTCTGCTCAATTCTTCTCAAATATGGAACCAGGCTGTAATTAACAAACTGTATATTTTGTTGTTCGATATTTGAAAATGTGGCATGGTCCAAATTAGCAACCATGTGTGGCGGTATTCTGAAAACTCCACAAATCTCATCTCTGTCATATTTACGGTTATCTATGAATTGAGTATCTACCAAACTGATTTTGAACTGCTGATACTTCAAACCATTATCTAATATCATCGGTTTACCCGCATTTTCAGATCCGGTATAAGTCTTGTAGAAAGCGTCACGGATTGCCTTGTGTGTATCTTTGTCTAGCTTTGCATCGGTACTCAATACACCGCTTGTCATTATCCCATTTTGGTATACTTTCCCGGCGAGTTTATCCGTGCTGTCTGCATTGTAAAACAATGAATTGACCTGTTGAATTGGTGAAAGTCCATGCAAGCCATCGAGCGCAGTCAATTTAATGTGCAAAATTTCTCTCTGACCGCATACGATATTTTTAGTGTCACCTTTGACCTTTACAGTCACGGTATATTCCGGTTCATTGGTATTTGGCTTATAATCAGCAGATACCATGTAATTGGCAATCGGTATTAATTCGACAACCTCATCACCATATCGAGAAATATAAGCATAGAAATTACCAAACGTGTCTAGGCTCCATGACATTATCTCTAAAAATTCAGCGGCAGTCTGCCAGGAATTAGGAGCATCGTGTAATAATTTATATAATGGGTTTTTATATGCTGGCTTTCTGCTGCCGTCTTTGCTAATTTCATATAATCGCAGTGGTAGCATCGCTATAGATTCTGCTCTTACTCTGATGCAAGAATATACCGTAGATATACGCATAGCAGATTCTGCACTAATAGCGTCAGGAGTAGAAAAAGGAAAATCACCGATTACATAATCAGCAGTTCTAACATTTTCAGTTTTGGTTTTCCCTCTGTTAATAATCTTCGTAAATGTTTCGATAATGCTCATCACATGATCCCTCGCATCCTATAATCATCAATCTAGCTATTGCCATTAGGCAACATATTGCACCATCAATTTTATTTTGCTGTCTTAGGTTTGCCTTTCGTGGGAAGTCGTTATCATTCAAGTCTTTCTTTGACTCGACATTTCCAATATTCCACGAAAGGCATTCATTACCATCAAAATGGAACCGTTGCGCCATAATTGCACTAGACATTTCCTTCATGGCCGGTGAAAAATAAGCTGTTGTCTTTGAAAATTCTAACACATTTAGGCCGTAGTTTCTTTCTATTTCTTGCTCCATTTGAAGTGCGTTATAACTATCAAATATTATTTCTGATGGATGGTAAACTGTAGCTAAATTGCTTATTGTTTCAGTCATATTCATGTAGTCTGTTTCGTAACCATCAGACACGTTCAGCACAAAACCGCAACAGGTATTATGCGCTGGAGTATGTGCGAACTTCTGATAAATTTTGAAATTTGGTTGCGAGCAGTCGTTCACAGTTGTTTCAGGCAAAAAGAACTCAGGAAAAGCGTAATAATGTAACAATCCCTCAATGTTTTTAGCAAAAACTATGCAGATACAACCCAGGTCTAATTTACTGTTAAGGTCCACAGATATAACACACGGACAACCGATAAAATTTTCAATGTTCAGTTTATCATCAGCACAGTATTTCAATGCATCCATTGAAAAGTAGGCCGCCGCATTATTCACCCACACATTTAAGTGTTTAGTTAAAAATTTTGCTCTATCAGAATTTGACTTAAACGATTTAAGGCACTGCATACGCAGATATGACGTATTAAGACTTACTCCAAAGTTCGGATTTGCTTTTTTCAAAATCCGCAAATCTCTTTCTTCCACTTCTGCCGATTCGTCAGGGTTGCCGATAAGGTCTAAATCTTCCGGGTCGATTGAGTATATGCGTGAGAATAATCGCTCATCGGGAACACTTCCCATGATGTTACTCACATTTTCGTCATGCTTTTCTTTGCAGAATGACAATAAATCATATCCGGCAGTTGTAATCATAAAGATTAGCGGCTGTTCTCGGGAACCTAGTCCGGTCTGCTGTGATTCGTATAAATCGCCGTTATTGTGTTGATGGATTTCATCAAGTATAGCGCAGTGCGGTGAACCACCATCTATAGGAACGCCCACAATGGTTTTAAATGTTCCACCATCTGCAAGTTTTATACTTTCAACTTTTATATCCGGCTGATACTTCGCCAAAAGTGCCGGATTTTGTAACAGCATAAGTCTTGCCGGATTGAACACTTCCTCGGCTTGGGTTTTTGTCTTGGCTCCGCAGTTCACTTCTGCACCGCTTTCACCATCAGCTAAAAACATGTATAAACCGATTCCGGCAGCGATTACAGTTTTACCGTTTTTTCGTGGTACTTCACAATAGCTTTCAGTGTATCGGCGGTTCTCTGATTCTTTGTCTACCCACCCAAAAAGGTTGCAGATTATGTCACACTGCCACGGCTCAAGAATTATGTGCGCTTTCTGACTGCCCCACTTGCCTTTGACGTGTCTGAGCGTTTCGATAAAAAAGCAAGTCTTTTCAGCTTTGACCGGATCAAACTTCCAAAGATATTTTTCTTCAGTCTGTTTGTAGAAAATGTCATTAAGTGAATTTTCAAGGGATTGTATTATGAGCCGGGACCGTTCGATTCTTCCAGATACCACATCTACAGCATACTCAATAGCTTTGATTGTATGCTCAAATCCTACCGCATACCTCGGAGCGTTTTTGATTTTCCGTAAATCGGAAATAAATTTTTTAGCGTCTGACTCGTAGCTACTAGAAATCATCGTATTGATCCATCTCTACAGTCGCACATCCCGACTTGCCTCCGGTCTGTGCTGTCAGGCAGTCGTACATTTCAGTTTTCGGATCAAGCGTCAATGACTGATACGCTTTCATAAAATTATCGTGAAATGTTTTTTGCACCTGATACAACGGAGGAACTATTCTGCCATCGCTAGCATAATGTATATAACCCAATTCACACAACAGGTCATTACTTGCATAGGCCAGGCAGTGGAATTTGACTGCGTTCATCACTACAAGCAAGTGATTATATTTCAGTTTGCCACGGTGGATCAGTGTTCGACAAAAGTCGGTCCATAACTTTTGCGCTTTTGGTAGTTTTTCTAATTCTTCCGGCATCGGAGGAACTTTCAAAACTAGTTCATCAGTATGAACATCTGGTAAATTTTTTGGAGTCCGCCCTGTAAAGTTTGCAGCAGAAGTGCCATTCTTACGCACTCTAACCGCAGTCGTAACAGTTCGCATATCGGTAACCCCCAATTTTTAAAATTTAAAATTTTTCATACTTTTTTTAAACATTTTACGTTTTTTTCACAATTTTTTTAAAAATTATTCACATTTTCATGGCCGTTTGACGAAATATTTTTGCAAAGGTTGA